CTTTGACCGCAATCATGGAGCGTCTTAAGGAGAAAGCTAAAAAGAATCGGGAGGAACGCGGTGAAGAAGATAAACGCCCTGCCAAACCTAAGCCTCGTAAAGCTGTGGCTAAAAGCAAAAGAGAGCCCAAACGGACTGTCCATTAAATCCGCTGACCCACATTATCTTAGGGCGAAGCTTTATGACGCAAGACCACTTGACATGGAGGATATGGTTCTCAGCGTCCTTGAAGGGAGAGTGTTAATCAGACATGCCAGACGAGCCGTTGACCAAGGTCACTCTTAACCTCTACACCAAAGATGTAGAGTTTCTATCCCGTCGCTTTGAGTATGGTTGGTCAGTTGCAATTCGAGATGAGGTACGCAAGATGTGCAATCGGTTAAGGAAAGGCGAAACGAATGAGCACAATGGATGAACTGCTCCAACGAATGAAAGAAGACGCAACTCTGTTTGTGTCTCTTCCATCCAATGTTGACGCCCTTATCGCTGGCATTCGGGCAGAAAGGGAGAAAGGAAAGCCATCCAAAGTTACTGAATCCTCTCCCATTGGACTTGAAGAATTGAAGGCAAGGCTTTTCGGTTCTCTCCCAACTGTCGAGAAGCCAGAGCCACCAAAGACTCCAGGACTACGGAGGCGAGTATGACAAACGACCGTCAACTTCCAGCAATAGATGAAGATGCATTCAGTAGGGCCATTGCTGACATTGCCAATACGGTTAAGCCCCAGAGATCATCGAGGCCGCCAGAGCTATTCGTTAGCATTGGAAAGAAGCTAGGGGAAACCCTCATTCACTCGGCTGAAGAGCAAGTCAAGACCGCGCAAGAAAACCTTGTACGAGTCAAAGACTTTGCTGAACGATTGGAAAAGGAGATAGATCGCCGCGACCAAGAGCATTCTAACTTTATGGACCGTCTTGTCAACTTTGGCAGATCAATCCTAGACGCAAACCAAAAGTTCTATGATGGGAGTACGAAATGACTCCAAACCTTCGAGTTGTCCATGCTGAAGAAGTTGAGCCAGATATCCCAAGTCCGTTCATTCCAGGCACCAACATTCAATTCGCCTGGGATTCAACCAGCCTGGACTGGCTCAAACGCTGTCCCAGGCTTTATCAACTCAATAACGAAGGGTGGGTTCCTGAAGAAGAATCCATCCACCTTCGCTTTGGCATTGAGTATCATCAATCCCTTCACGATTACGATATCGCGAAGGCGGCAGGCATCAAGCACGAGGACGCTATCTATGACGTGATCCGAGAGCTTATCCTTCGAACTGATGACTTTAATCCGGACCATAAACAGAAGAATCGTTACAATCTAATCAGAACGGTTCTAGGATATCTGGATAAGTTCAATCCAGATCCGGCTGTAACTGTTATCAGATCGGATGGAACTCCTGCGGTTGAGGTTAGCTTCCAGTTCAACTTGGACTTTGGTATCGAAATCACCCAGACCAACCCTAAGACTGGAGAGGACGAACCTGCCTATCACCCATATGTCCTTTGCGGTCATCTCGATCGGATTGTTGAGTTCAATGGCGATATGTACGTGATGGATCGTAAGACAACCAGTAGCACTCCCGGTCCATTCTATTTCAACCAATTTGAACCCAACAACCAAATGTCCCTGTATACTATCGCCTCGCAGATAACAATGGACTCTCCGGTTAAGGGCGTCATCATTGATGCAGCATCGGTTAAGGTCAATGAATCTGACTATGTTCGCGGCTTCACCTACCGAAGCCAAGAGCAACTGGACGAATGGCTTAAAGATCTTCGGTATTGGTTCGCCAAAGCGGAGGACTACGCGGCTGAAGGTTATTGGCCAATGAACGATACAGCCTGCGATAAGTATGGTGGTTGTAAGTTCCGAGAAATCTGTTCCAAGTCCCCACAAGTTCGGGACTCTTGGCTCAAAGCCAAATTCAAGAAAGGAGAACAATGGAACCCCTTAAAGACCAGATGAGAGCAATTCTTCCCTTGCTCAAGGCGAGGGTTGTAGAGAAAACGCCAGATCACTTCAAGATCGCTATTGGAGGAAGCACGACTATAACTGTTCCCATGCCAATCGGAAGATATGATATCCGAGATGGCGACATCTTAACACTTTACACGGAGGTGCTCCTTGCCGCTCCTAAGCCAACATCAATCCAATGAATACACCAAGATGTTGATTATGGGTGATTCCGGTTCAGGCAAAACTGGAGGGCTCACATCCTTGGTCAAGGCAGGATACAAGTTGAGGATATCTGATTATGATAACGGCCTTGAGCCGTTAAAGCAGTTTATCCTCAAAGAATGCCCGGAGAGAATAGATGATGTCGAATACAGAACTCTCAGAGATAAGAGAAAGGCTACTCCGCTTGGTCCCCTTGTTGATGGGCAACCTACAGCGTTCGTGGAAGGACGCAGAATGCTCGACAAGTGGGCCTATAATCTCCCCGACGGAACTAAAGTTGACTATGGAGTACCGTCTGAATGGGGACCAGATGTTATATTCGTGCTCGATTCTCTTACCTTCTTCGCAACTGCTGCCTACGATTGGGCTTTGCCCCTCGTCCCTCGTAGCAGGTCAACAGGAGAGTATGATAAGCGAGCCGTCTATTGGAATGCTCAAGGCGCTGTCGAAGATGCTATTTCGTTCGTCACATCAGAGTCATTCCGAACCAACGTAATCATCATTGCTCACATTCGATACGTTGAGAATGATGATAGAACTCGCAAGGGCTACCCCAATACAATCGGAGCGGCCCTTTCGCCATTGATTCCACGGTACTTCAATTCCGTGGCATTATGTCAAACCAGAACAGGAGGAAACCGAACAATCCAAACACTTTCCACTTCCATGATCGACCTGAAGAATCCAAAGCCCTTTGCAATGGCCCCAAGCTATGATCTTTCTACTGGCCTTGCTGAGTTCTTCTCGGTTCTTCGGGAACCGCCTGCAAAGATCAAACCCACCATAGTGAGAAAGGTGTAACATGGCAATTCAACCACGCAGACCACAAACAGAACCTCAGTACGACGAGAACCTCGAAGAAGAAATGCCAGAGTTCTCTGCACTTCTCGATGTACCGCTTAAGGACATCGAGAGGCCAAAGCCAATTCCTGTTGGCACCTATACCGTTATAATGACAGAAATGCCGAAGCAAGGCAAATACAGCACGGGGACTCCTTTCCTTCGATTTGTTCTCCATGTTGTCGCCGCTGGTCCTGATGTCCATGAACAATCTCTTCTTAATAGCCTAACAAAGCCATCAGGCGAAACCGTCCCTCTTTCTTCCAAGGTCATCTATCAGAACTTTGGACTGACAGAAGATGCTATGCCGTTCCTGAAGGATTTCTTGGTTGGAACTGGAATCAAAGGTAAATCGTCCAACGAAATCATCGGGAACCTTCTCAACCAAGAGTTCAAGGTTTACGTCATCCACGACGTACCGAGAACCGGCGGTAGCGATCGAATCTTCCCTAAAGTCCAACGGTCAATGCCTGCCTAACGCCTTTCCTTGACGGAGGGAACTGCAGAATCCCCTCTCCGCTACCGTCAAGGGAACGTCCTGGGCAAGACGTTAAACTGCCCTGGAGGGTCTATGAATAAGATAATGCTTCTTGGTGAAGCATGGGGAGAGCATGAAGAACGGGAGAGAACAGCTTTCGTTGGCCCAACCGGCCACTTGCTTAACGAGATGCTCCTTGAAGTAGGCATCCACCCGTCTGAATGCTACAAGACCAATGTGTTTAATCGTCGACCGCCCCGAAACCTTATCTCCGCGTTCTGTGGGGATAAGGCTTCTGGGATTGATGGCTACCCTGCGCTTCAATCTGGAAAGTATGTCCGAAACGAATTCGAGCCAGAATTTGTCCGACTCACTAAGGAACTCAATGCGGTTGCTCCAAACGTTATCGTTGCGTTTGGGAACACTGCGACATGGGCTTTGCTTGGCAAACCGAACATAGGGGCAATGCGTGGCTTCACCTATCATTCAACGCACCTTGTCGTTGGCCTTAAGGTTCTGCCCACTTATCATCCCGCCGCCATCCTTCGGTTGTGGGAATACCGCCCTACCGTTCTAGCCGATCTGCATAAGGCTAAACGGGAATCCAAGTATCCAGATATCAAGCGTCCAAAGCGGGAAGTCTGGATTGAGCCAACCCTTGAAGATCTGGAGACTTTCTATGAGCGATATATCGTCGGATGCTCACTCCTTTCTGTGGATATTGAGACAGCTGGAAGCCAAGTTACCTGCATTGGGTTCGCGCCGGGAGCCAGCGTTTCCCTCGTTATTCCATTCTATGACTCACGAGCAAAAACTCGAAGCTATTGGCCTAATGAGCACTCTGAATCACAGGCTTGGCATTTTGTGCAACGAGTTCTTGCTACTGATGTCCCAAAGCTCTTCCAGAACGGACTCTACGACATAACCTTCCTGCTTAGATCTATGGGCATCAAGGTTCGCAATGCAAAGGAGGACACCATGCTTTTACACCATGCTCTTCAGCCAGAATCGCTGAAGGGCTTGGGCTATCTTGGCTCGATCTATACCAACGAGCATAATTGGAAAATTATGCGGGATAGGGTTACCAAAACTATCAAACGTGACGACTAGAAAGGCGAAAACCATGCTTATGCAAAATCGGAAGACAGATCTGTTCCTCGCATTGATGGCCCATGTTAGTAATCCAGACGGCTTGACCGATTACGAACTGGCCGAAATATGCAAGCGTCAACTCAATAGCATCAATCGGCGACGAAGCGAACTTCGGGACTTAGGCTTTGTCCAAGAAACCAATCGGAAGGGAACCTCTCCCAATGGATCTCCACTCACCATTTGGAAAGTCACCAAACGCGGAGTGAAAGAGTTCCTCAAGCTTGATACACCCAATGGTGTCACGAGGCGTCGATGAATCAAGTAATCAGAACTCTTGAAGTAATAACAACCGAAGCAAAAGTAGTCTACAATCGTCTTGATTGGAGGGATTACTACAAATTTGGAGAACTTTTATTGGAAGCGCGACCCTTAGTTCCAAAAGGACAGTGGCTCAAGTATCTTGGAAAGAACTTTCCAGACTTTAGTCGACCTCAAGCCTATCGCTATATGGAGCTAGCAAAAGACGAAACAAAAACCATGTCCCAGATAAACCATCCAAAACCCAAAGTATCGTTTCTCGCTGCGAGAAATATACTTAATCCCAAAAAGGAGGCGCAGACTTTTAAAAGAGAAATCAATGTTCTTAAAAGAGAAAATGAGTCTCTATTTGAGAATCAAGCTAAATTTATTTTGAGTCGAATATCTGCTCAAGCATATTTACACCCAAGCAAAGTTAACGAAAAGAAACGTTACTCATCTTGGTTACTAGCATTGGCTAATGCTTGGCTCAGGAAACACGATAAATTCGTGGAAGCAGCAGAATGAGGATTGTTGACACATCAAGGTTCAAGTCGAATGAACTCCGGCCCTCTGAGAGAGAGTGGGTTTATAACGGGCTTGACTGCATGGTCACGGCTGAAGTGTTCCAAGTGCTCGAACGACAGTTGGATTCTATCACGTCACAGGTGTACTCGTTTTCAAAAGCTCTACAAGGCCCGGTGCTCGACATGCGGCTTCGAGGCATTCTGGTCGATAAGGTTCGTCGTAGCGAAGTCATCGAAGCCTATGAAGACAAAATCGACACCCTTGAAAGCGCCCTCTACCGAATAACCACCGAAGCCTATGGCGTGTATAGCTTCAACTGGCGTTCGTTCCAAGATCTAAGGAGTCTATTCTATGGAACCCTCAAAATCCCTCCCATCAGAAACATGGGAGTCATCACCACGGATCGAGATGCTTTGGAGCGACTTGAATCCTACCGAGTTGCAGCGCCTGCTATCGTTCTTATCAAAGCACTTCGAGATTTGGGAAAGAGAATCTCCTTCCTTAAAACTGAGGTTGACTCTGATGGTCGAATGAGAACAAGCTATAACATCGCAGGGACGGAGACAGGTCGTTTTTCATCAAGCCTTAGTGAATTTGGGACTGGTACCAACCTCCAAAACGTTGAAGACCTTTTGCGGTCCATCTTCATTGCAGACGAAGGAATGAAGTTGGCTTACTTTGATGCCAAACAAGGAGAATCCCGCTGTGTCGGAGCAATCGAGTGGAACCAATTTCGAGATGGGCAATACCTTGAAGCTTGTGAAGGAGGGGACTTGCACACCTCAGTGGCTAAGATCTGTTGGCCTGAACTTCCTTGGACAGGAGATCTTGCGGTTGACACAAAACTGGCAGAGCAACCGTATTATCGTCACCATTCGCGAAGGTACATGGCAAAACGACTCGGTCACGGTACTAATTATGGGGGAAAAGTTCGTACCATGTCCGAACAAACCAAAATCCCAATCGACGCCGTTGAAGACTTCCAAGCCGCTTACGAGAAAGCGTTCCCGACACATCAAAAGTGGCGAGAAGCGGTAGATCGTCAACTCAAGACTTACGGTTATCTTGTCTCTCTAACCGGCCGGAGAAGGCATTTCTTTGGTCGGCGTGACGCTGGCGAAACGTTGCGCGAAGCGATTGCCTTTGATCCCCAAGGCAGTCTTGCGGACATTGTTAATAAGGGGATGCTCCAAGTGTGGAAACAGAATAACTGCCAACTGCTACTCCAGAATCATGACGCAATAGTCATACAATTCGAACAGGAGCGAGAAGATGAAATCATCCCGTTGGTTATCAAGCAACTTGAAGTCCCCATTCAACTCAAATACGGACGGACCTTCACTATCCCTTACGGTGCCAAGACGGGTTGGAATTGGGGCGAGCTAACCAAAGATAACCCGGATGGCCTCAAGGAGTTCAACCCCGGCGATAAACGGGCCAGGACACCGCCGGTGCCGCTCTTGGATCGAATCTTTCGTTGAGCATACAGCCAACCTTGAAGCCGCCCCATTGTATCGTAAGTGGGCAGCAATCAGTCTTCTCGCTGCAACTCTCGAACAGAAGGTATCCATAGACACTGGTTCCCTGCTCTACCCTAACCTATACGTCTTTCTCGTTGGACGTCCAGGCATAGGGAAGAGTAGAACAATCACGGCTGCTCTCTCGGTTTTCAGGGAACTACCCGACCCCAAGGTTGGAGCAACCTCAATGACAATGGCCGCATTGGTGGATCACCTCCACGAATCAAAACGGGTAATCATCCGTCAAGGCGAGCCTACCATCGATTATAACACCATGCTCATTGCGGCTGACGAACTCTCCGCATTCATGGACACCTTCGAGACTGGCCTTATTGCCGGTCTAACCACATTCTATGATTGCGTGCCATATTCCCAAGGCCGCCGCGTTAAGGACATTCGCATTAAGATCGCCGCGCCGCAACTGAACATCCTATCGGGTACTACCCCCTCTAATCTAATGCGGTTCATTCCCGATTACGCCTGGGAGCAAGGATTCACGTCCCGCGTCATTATGGTGTACGCTGAGGATCAACCACTCATTGACATCTTCAACACCCCAAAGCCAGAGAAAGCTGTCGATCTAATCCACGACCTTAAAGTGATTAACGCATTAAGTGGAATCTGCGGTTGGAACGATGAATACGCCAACGCTATGAACAACTGGAAGACTCTCGGTTGTCCACCAAAGCCTGAGCATCCTAAGCTAGAACATTACTGTTCCCGCCGGTTCAGTCACCTCTTAAAGCTAACCATGATTGCTAACGTTGATCGCGTTGGTGACCTTTACCTGACCAAAGAAGACTTCAATAAGGCTATGGGTTGGTTACTCGAAGTGGAACTGGCAATGCCGAACGTCTTTACTCAAGGCTTTATTATCGCGGATGCTAAGGTTATGGACGAGATACATCATCACCTTAAAGGCTTTCCTGATGGCCTTGATGAAATGAGGTTACTCCGGTTCGCCAAGAATCTAATTCCCCTCCAAACCATAACCAAAGTATTCGCGATTATGGAGCAGAGTGGAATGATTAAGGCCGTCAATATCACCAAAGAAGGTTTGCGAACCTACAAGGCTCAATGAAAAAGAAGGGAAGGCCGAGCCAACAACCTTCCCAAGTTTAGGCGTTCGGGTAGATTACCTCAACCTCGTCATCAGTGTTGAGTCCCAGGGCCTCCATAAGTCCAGGACTCAGGTCCGCCACTCTCCCAGTATTCTCGTTTGGTCCCCAATCGGCAGGCCAAGCTAGAAACTCCTTACCATTAGCCCGAACGATTGCTTGGTAAGACGGATCAAGCAATGCTGTCTTTGGCGTTATCTCATAGTCCCATCTGCAAGCGACGTAGAAGATTCCCGGATTCAATCTTCTAGCCAATCCAGTTGTTCCTTCTGGTTGCGTAGGAAGAAACAAGTGTGGTGCGTCATCATATTCATAGATAAACGCTAATCCTTCATCTAACGTCAC